GAGCAGTCTTACGATCAGACACGTTTCATGGTGATGCTGCGGTCGCAGGATGTACCGGGCACCCCTGCGAAGTTCGACCGGGTGCGCTGGGACGACCAGGACCATGCTGTGATTAGCATCACAGAAGTGGAACTTGGCGCTGGCGTCTTTGGGTACCGTTTCTTGGTAAAGGGGTAACCCCGCCATGTCCTCGCGTGCTGTCCGCCAGTGGTTCCGGGCATTCTTGCCTGCTACGGTACCGACGATCCCATACGTGGAGACTGTCAACACTGCCCCGAACCCGAAGAATCTGCCAGACGTCTGGTCTACTCTTGAGTTCCCCAACGCCTCGGAGCAGCGCCTTACCATCGGCGTGCAGGCACTGTTCCGCGAGTACGGCATGGTCAACGTGATCGTGCTGGGCCTGTCTGGGCGTGGCGACGATGCGGCCATCGAAGCCGCAGAAGAAATTCGTGCTGCACTGCAAGGTATCGCGGTGCAGGTTCCTGTCGGCGCGCAGTTCGGTACGCTGCGAATCGACGCCGCAGAGCCCCCCAACACCGATGCCACCGAGAGTGGCAATTGGTTCTTGGCTAGCGTATCATGTTCGTACACGTTCGACGTGGTGCGGCCATGATTGGTGAGCGTTTTCAACACTTGTACAGCGAGGTCCTAAAATGACTGTTATCTCCTCTGACGTCTTCCAACTAGGCGCGGTTCGCCGTACGGGTACTCCGCCTGCTACGCCGGCCAACCCTGTCTTCATGCTTGCACGGCTGTCCAGCGAGTCGCTGAATTTCCAGCCGACGACCATCGTTTCGCCGGAACTCGACCCCAGCGGTCAGGTGCGCGACTCGATCCTGACCGGTGCCCGCACCACTGGCTCCATCGAGCTTCCGGTTTCGCGGCATGCCTACTTCGACGACGCACTGGCCGCCGTGATGCGCGGGGCTTGGAGCACTAACGTGCTGGATGTCGGCAGCACCATGGCGCTCTACACGTTGGAAAAGCGCTTCGTCAATCCGGCAGGCGGGTACATCTACCACCGCATCAACGATGCCGCGGCCTCCAGCATGTCTATCAGTATCTCCCCCGGCCGTGAGATTACGGCCAGCGTGGCGTACTCTGGCGGTACAATGGACTTCGTGGAAGCGGCCATTTCTGGCGCCACGTACCCGGACCCGGGCACGCGCCCTCTGTTCGCTTCGCCTGAAGTTTCTGAGATCACTATCGCCGGCTCGACCAATGCGCTGTGCTTCAGCGACTTGGCGATGGAGTTCAACAGCAACGTGCGGGGCATCGAGTGTATCGGCACGCTCGGTTTCAAGGAGCAGGTGCTCGGTCGCTTTGAGGCCACCATTCGCGGGACGGCGTATTTCGTCAGCAACGATCTGCTGGACTACCTCGTCAACCAGAACGTCTTCGCGGCTACTGTCACCATCGACGACACTGAAGGCAACAAGTACGAGTTCGATTTCCCGCGCTGCCGCATGACTTCGGGTAGCGCTGTGGCCGGCGGTACGAACCAGGACGTTGTCAGCAACATCTCGATCCAGGCGCTGTACGACCCGGTGACGAGCACCACGGTTCGCATCACCCGTACGCAAGTCGCGTGATACTTCTTCAACTAGGCACAGCGATGAAAACCCTTTACGAAGCCTTCGGCACAGTCAAGACCTACGAGACAGACGGCGTTACGCTGGACTTTGGCGTGGCAAAGTTCCGCGTGCGCCGCGCTGGAGGCAGCAACCGGCGCTTCCTCAGTACGCTGTCAGCAAAGCTGCGCCCGCACCGGCGCGCTTTGTCTGCGGGCACTTTGGCCGACGAAGTAGCCGAAGACCTGCAGATGGAGGTCTACTTCGAGACTGTCGTGATCGGCTGGGAAGGGGTTACCGACCCGGCCGGCAACGTGCTGGAGTACAACCTCGTCAATTTCAAACAGGTCATGAAAGACCTGCCCGACCTGTGGACGACGTTGCGCGAGGAAGCAGACAACCTCAAGAATTTCCAGCACGATGCCGCGAAAGTCGATGGCGAAGAGCTGGGAAAGTCCTAGTCTGGTGGGCCCAATGGGGGGAGAAAGTATCCTTCTTGCAAGCGATGGCACGTCGGGGGCATTCGGTCCCCGCTTTGCTTGACAGGCCCGACGTACCAGAGTATCTATCTGACGTGCTGGTTTGCTACACCGACTTGGTTCGGGAAGGCGAAGTTAACTGGGTGGATTTCATACGGTGGGCTGAAGAGTACGACCTGCAAGACCGCGAGTATGTCTGGGAAGTGATCAACAACGCAAAACGGGCGGTAGACAAATGGCACTCCTCGAAAGCACCGTCGCCCGGTCAAGGAACACCCTCCAGCCCGGTACGGAAATAATCACTTCGCGGCTGGACACGTATGTACTGAAGGCCCTGCCAGAAGACTTGTTGACGGTGCTTCGTGGCGTGGCGATGGACGAGCTGAGTGGACAAGTTACCGCCGGTAACCTGCCGTCGCAAATTCTCGTCGATGGCCGGTCGGTAGCACAGCGTGGGATCTTATCGGCAACGCGGTCTGTCAGCATGCGGTTTGCCGATGTGACGACGATGCTTTCCGCCATCCGGGAAGCATACGCCCTACTGCAGCGGGTCACCCGCATACAGTCGCCACCGCAGAACGAAATCGTAGCCCGTCAGCACTTCTGGCTCTACAAGAACGGTGCCCCGGTAGGCAGACTGCCGGGGGCGTTTGCCAAAGTCAGCCCACAGAACGTTAACTACAAGACGGTGCTGCGCGTCGTCGGCCCCTTGGTCAACTATGGCCGCAAGCTGTATTGGAGCCCCATTGGCCGCTCCAAGATCATGAACATCCGGCAGACCACTTCGCCGTTTGGACGTAATGTTCTGCACTACGACTCGCAGACTGCACCACGGTTCATCCCGTACCGCATGCGTACCATGCGCAAGCTAGCAAACGGCATGGGTGGTGACCCAGCTGAAAACCTTAGGAATATGCTGGCGAATCGCCCAGGATACGTGGAGCCCGCGGGCCCTATCGTCAAGCGTATCTTGCGCCGCGATAAGCGGTACTTCGGCTTGCATATCAGCGATGGGTGGATCAGTTACCCGCCTGCGGCATCGTGGGGCAAGCGCAGCAAGAATAGTCGAGTGCCGAGCATCTCGGTGCAGTTGGCTCGCAAGGGCGGCCTCCGAGTGGTCGAAATCGTTTAGGGGATACGGAAATGGCAGCAGTCGTAGCCGAAAAGATTATCCGCATTGACGTCATCGCGTCGGCTAACGCCCAGCGCACTATCAACGCTATGGCGTCTGATATGAAAAAGGTCGAGACTGCTGCGGCGAACATGCAGCGGACTATGTCCACCGGGTTCGGTGGAATAAACTCGATTCTGGGTAAGGTCACAGGTTTTCTAGGCGCCTTTGGTGTCACGGCAGGCATGGGCGCAGTGACGCAGTGGGTAATCGATGCTGCTTCTTCATGGCAAGTGCTGGAGTCTAGGTTAACGCTTGTTCTTGGAAGCACAGAAAAAGCTCGGCGTGCCACAGTTGACATTGCTGATATTGCTAAGTTGACGGGTCGTGAAATCGATGGGGTTGCCAAGCTGTATGAAAAGGCTTCCCGTAGCGCGCAGCAGTTCGGCATCAGCGAGGACCAAGTCAAGCAGATTACCCTAGGCTTTTCGCAATCCATCCGGTTGTCTGGTGCGAGCACCCAGGAAGCGTACGCCGCGCTAGTGCAGTTCGGGCAAGCACTAGCCTCTGGCCGGCTGCAAGGCGACGAATTCCGTTCGTTGATGGAAAACAACGCAGTCTTCATGTATGAGTTTGCCAAGGCAGCGGGTTTGACAGTTGCCCAGCTTCGCAAGATGGGTACTGAGGGCAAGCTCAGCGCCAAGTTCCTATTCGACACGATGGCGAAAGAAGGTGCGGACGCCCTCAACATGATGGAACGGCTGAACAAAATGGCTAAGGAAGTGCCGTTGACGTTCCGGCAGTCTTTCACAGCTATTAACTCGGCGGCTACGGAGTTTGTGGGTACGTTCACTTTACTGTTTTCCAGCAAGTCGGGTGACCAGTACGGCGTCTTTGGGAACTGGATTCGCGGGTTGACAGCTATGACAGATCGGCTGCGCGACCTGAAAATCATATCGGATGCGCTGGGCGAAGGGTTCTGGGCGCGGCTGGCCCGCCTGTACAAGTCTGAAAGCGCACTCGCTGGAGGTACGGATAGCGTCGCCGGAGCAGCGGCTGCAGCGCTCGGTCTTACGAGCGGTCGCCGTGATACACTGTTGGATTCATTAAAGGCGGAACGCGAAGGCAAACTGAAAGAAATTCAGCGGTTGGGGGCGGGGGTTGCACGGGAAGAAAAGTTTTTCACGCAGGCTTTTGGCCCAGAGAAGTCTTCTTACCCAGCAGGTTCAAAAGAACAGGCCCGGCTCGAGATACTCAACGAACGCCGAGACCAACTGAATGCTCTGCTGGAGACGTATCAGCGGCTTCGCATCGAAGAGCGTAAGCTGGAATACGGCGAGGGTTTCTACGGCGACCCTAAAGTGGACAATAAAGAGCCGGACCCCGACGCCGAACGCCGGCTTAAGACCGCGCGGAGTTCACTCGAAGACTTTGCGAAAGCACGCCAGCGGGATGCCGACGCGACCTGGGATATACTGCTCGGCCGCGAGGAAGAAAAGAAGGCCGCCCGCGAGATGGCGATGCTGCAAGAGAAGTTGACCGAAGCGTTGGTCAAGGGCGACAGTGCGCAGGCGAATGCGATTCGTACTGATATCCGCCGGGCCGAACTTGGCCGCAAGCTGATCGATGAACTCGAAGACGAGGCGAAAGCACGTGAGAAGGTACGTGACGCCGAGAAGACCGAACTAGAAACAGTGCAGACACAAACGCTGCGCGACACCGAAGCCCTGGAAGCCCTGGTCAACAAGACAAAAGCTACGGACGAGTACACCGAAGCCAAGCTCCGCATGCTGCGCGCAGATGCCGTAGAAGAGCGTCTTGCCTTGGCCCAGCAAGAACTGCCCGACTTCGCACGGCTCGAATACCTGAACGCTCTTATCCCGGCACTGGAAAAAGCGGCCAATGCGAAGCGCGATTTCATGGACGCACGCCTGGACGCCAAGCAGCGCGAAGATCAACGCATAGTCGATGCCGCCAATGACAAACGTGTCGGGGACATGGCAGACACGCTCAATACCAGTATCAAGAAAGGCATTCTTGACGCAGGTGACGGTAAGAGCGTTGGTGAAGCTTTGCGCGAAAACATCATCGACTCTGTGCAGAACATGACGGTTGACATTATCCTCAACCCTGTCACGACTGTCTTCTCACGCATGCTGGCCCAACTAGCGGACCAGTTCAGCCTGATGCTAACGAAGAGCCTCTACGAAAGTATCGCCAGTGAGTCGAAAGACCCTATCGGCATGCTCTTTACCCTTTTCGGCTGGGGCATGTCCGGCAACACGGGCGGCACGGCCATCAGCGGCCCCGGCTTGCAGGTGCCGCCCGGGTTCGGGTTCCCACAGGCAGATGGGCTGGCCTACGTTCCATATGACGACTACCCCGCGCGCCTGCACCGCGGCGAGCGGGTGCTGACGGCCAACGAAAACGCCCGGTACGCGCAGGGCAGCGTGAATATCAACAGCAACCCAGTTATCACTATCGACTCGCGCACCGATCAAGCGGTTGTCTATGGCATCGTGGTTGATGCAGTGCAGCGGGGTAATCAAGCCTTGGTCGAAGAAATGCGCTCGCAAGGAGTTATCGGATGAGCATCATTACGCTGCCTGCTGGCATCTACTTCGGCAGCTTTGCCATTTCGCAGAAGAGGTTCGATCTAAAGGAAGTGAGCGACTCGACGGGGTCTGCGCGCGACCGGCTGATTTCGCCGCCGCGGTGGCGTCTCCGCTTTGCGCCTCCGGGGGTCGGTATCCCGTATCCACAGGCCGCATTGTGGAAGACTATGCTGCTGACCTTGCGTGGGGGTGTCAACCATCTGGCGGCATACGACGTAGCTCAGGTGGCTCCAACGGGCACGATGCGGGGGTCGCCGGTCATTGGCAGCGCCGGTGCAGCCAAGGGAGCCACGATAGCGCCCATCACCGGGGGCACCGCCAACGGCACACTCAAGGCCGGTGACTGGCTGCAGATCGGCTCGGGGCTGGGCAGCCAACTTGTTTCAGTCACTGTCGATGTGACGCTTAACAGTTCCGGTGCGGGAGACGTTACCTTCGAGCCGCCTTTGCGGGCGGCCTATACGGTTGGAACTGCAGTGACCTGGGACAAGCCTGTCGCGTACTACAAGATGATGAGCGACGTACCGGAGTGGGCGTACACCCCCGGGGCTTTCCTGGTTTCGGGTTTCAATTGCGATTTCATGGAGCAGTGGACGTGATACCTCTTACCTCTGGGCAGTCAGACCGATTCAATGCCTCCGTTCGGGGGCTGACTTTGCTGGTTGATCTCGAGTTCGTTTCGGGCACGCAATACCTTACGACGTTCAGCTCACCCATTGTCGCCAACGGGCACACGTACACGGCTATCGGAAACTTACTGTCTGTATCCGACTTTCGTGAAAGCGAAGTGCTCTCGACCGACAAGCTATCTATCAAGCTGAGTTTGGTGAACACTGCCATGCTTGCGTACGTCGTCGGCCCAGCCAGTGAGTACCGCAACCGTAACGTCCGCATCTACGCACAGCTACTAGATGACAAGTGGGTGCCGGTCGAACTGCCGATCTTGCGCTGGACAGGAATCATGGACAAGGTGCGTGTGACTCGCCGCACCAGCAAGACCGAAAGCTCCAGTGGCGATGTAGAGCTGATTTGCCAGCGCTCGGGGCTATCCCGGTTCCGCAATGTGCTGGGGTTCCGCATGAGCGACGCCCAGCAGCAGTCGGATTACCCCGGCGATCTGGGCCTGGAATACACAGAACAGTTGCTGACGAACCCGCCCGTTTGGCTGTCTAAGAGTTTCCAAGAAATCGAGTAGCCGTGCTGCTTGAAGACTACCTGTCTACTTGCCGCGGGCGCATGTTCAACTGGCCCGAGTGGAACTGCGTCCACTTTACCGGTGAGTGGGTGGCGTATGCCGAAGGTT